AGGCTCCGAAAGGAAAAAAATCTTTTATCGTTGACAGCTTCGAAAAAGAAGCTATTGATCTGGGCATCGTTGAGGTTGGTCCTACACGATACACACTTTCCTCCAAATGAGGAGACTGGGAGTTACGGTTGTCCCCATTAGTAAGCATACGCAACAACCGATCTTAAACAGAAACTGAAACCATGAGTAGTAAAGCAGAAACCGCAAACGTAGTAGTGAAAGAAACCGAAGCATTGGTGGTCCCCGCCAACAATAGTAATAGTATGTCCTTCTCCGCACAGGATATCGACATCCCTCGCCTTAATGTCATCCAAAAGATGTCTGAGATCAAGGGGCCTATTGGTGCTGTTGTCATCGATCAGGATTCCGTATTGCTTGAGGCCGAACAGAAAACACCCGTCGTCGTGATTGGTGCTACTAAACGGTGGAAAGAGAATGTTCCATTTGGTGAAGACTATATCCCGAAGATTGTCTCCTCGGAGTCTGAAGCAAAGGAGCTCGCCAACGAAAGCTCGTATGAAGTCATTGAGTTCGCAGAAATTGTTCTGCTGATCCCACAGACCGGAGACGACGATAGTTTGTTCCCGTATCCAATTGGGGATGGGAACTATCAAATCGGGCGTATCACAGTACAGAAGGACGCCTATCGTTTGACGTATAAGCGTCTATTTACCTTCCAGACATTCAACCCAGCCATCTCAGTTGCTACCCGCTTGTGGAGCTTTGGGACTGAGCTGATGTCTAAAGGTAAGTATAGCTGGTATGTTCCAACATTGAGCATCACAAAGGACATCGCTCCACCCGAAGCTATTGACTTTGCAAACCGCTTAACGAAAGGATCAAACTAATGGAAGCACTACAGAACCCACTGGCTATCCTGAAACGTGAAGCCGATTCAATCCGTGCTGTCATCAAGACTATTGATGGCAACATCGTTGAGTTGCAAAACCAGATCACGGAGGTCACAGTCCAAAAAGCATCGCTTGTTCTTGTTGCACAAGCAATCAATAATGAGATGGATCGTATCCGAGTCTCAAACCCAATTGTTGAGCAGCTGGAGTTTGAACTAGACCCTGAATAATAAACCAACCCTGCACGATAAACCACTTAAGTTTATCGTGCAGGGTCTCTTTATGCCCAAATACCAAAATGATAACATACGCTCTAGACTTTGAGTCGTTTTATGATAACGACTGTTCTATTACAACCCTCGGCCCGAGAGGTTATTTCTCCCATCCGGCATTCGATGCCTATATGGTTACTGTTGTGGGGGATGATGGATACCGCTTCGCAGGACACCCTAAAGAGTTCAACTGGTCTTTACTTGAGGGCAAGACCGTCGTGATGCACAACGCCTCCTTCGATGAATCCCTCTACCTCTACGGTGTGGAGAAAGGATGGTATCTGAAAGTCAACTTCAACTGCCACTGCACTGCCGATATGGTAGCATTCCTCGGCCTGCCACGCTCACTCAAGAACGCCACAGCAGCAGTCTTCGGCACTGAGATTACGAAGACGACTCGGGATAACATGAAGGGCAAGCAGTGGGGCAGCATGACTGAGGACTTCAAGAAAGAGGTCACCGAGTATGCCATCAAGGATGCTGAGCTTTGCCTTAAACTGTGGCAGGAACTGTCGCATCGGTGGCCGGAGACCGAACGTAATATCAGTCATGTGAACCGTAAAGTGGGTCAGCGTGGACTCCCTATTGACACCGAGCTCTTGCAGAAGAACCTGAGTCAAATCAAAACAGAACTATTTGAAGCAGAGCAAAGCATCCCGTGGATTGGTGACTACACCCCCTTGTCCCGCAAAGCGTTTAATGAGCAATGCCGCAAGCAAGGAATCACGCCACCATCCTCGCTCGCTCAAGATAGCGAAGAGGCGGATGCGTGGTTTGCTGCACACCAACAGGCGTGTCCTTGGGCGCGTGCTGTTCAAAGCTATCGCCGGATCAACGCCTTCCTTCGCAAGCTTGAAGCTTTTGATGCCGGAACTATGCCCGACGGTCGCTATTACGGTGGGCTTATGTATTGCGGGGCGAACCCCACGGCTCGCTTCAGCGGTAGTGGCGGTAACCTGAACCTGCAAAACCTACCGAGAGACGCTATGTTCGGGGTCAACTTCCGACACATGATTAAACCAAAGGACGGATATAAGCTTATCGTGGTTGACTTGTCACAGATCGAAGTCCGCACCCTTTGCTGGCTTTCAAAGGACACGAAAGCCCTAAACCTTATTCGGGAGTCCGATGACATCTACCATGCATTCGGTGTGTTGTTGGGTCTGCATGATCCAGCCAACGGCCAACTTAAGGACTACGATAAGGCACTACGGCACAAGGTGAAATCAATCGTCTTAGGCTGCGGATACGGGATGGGGCCTAATAAGTTCTCCGCATTCAGCAATATGCCAATGGCCGAAGCAGAGGTTGCCGTTAAGACGTACCGCGATAAGATGTCCACCGTTGTCAAATACTGGCGCAGTCTGGATCAGGATATGGTTATGGCCTATAATCTTGAAGAGCCTTTTGGTTTGGGTCTTCCGTCTGGCCGCTCCATGCAATACGGCAAGCTTAAGCGGATGAAGGAGACGGGCGGAATGAATCGCTTCCGATACATCGGCAAACTAGTTCGCAACGGCCAGATGCGGGACTTTGCCTTGTGGGGCGGCATCTTAACGGAAAACATGTCCCAAGGATTAGCCAGAGATATTTTCTCAGACATGATGATTCGTGTTGACGCTGCTGGCTATCCTGTAATTCTGCACGTTCATGACGAAATGGTTTGCGAAGTGCCGGAAGAGCAGGCAGAACAAGCCCTCTCCGATATCCTAAGTATTATGCACACAGCACCGTCATGGATTCCAGACATCCCAGTTGCTGCCGAAGGACACATTCTTGATCTCTACTCCAAATGAAATACCGATACCTTAAAAACAACCGCGCCGTCGTTACGGCGGCAACTGATGACTTATCAACCCTTACGCATACATGCCCGACATTCGCGAATAAAGCGGAATACCGAGAGTGGTGCGCTAAGGATTCAACAGACCATTGCTTCTATTCAATGGCTGAAGGGGACTCCCCAAACGCTAGGATTAGCACAGAGAATCCCGTCAACAAGATCCACGGCTTTGTCGCGGACTTTGATGACGTTCCTGTGGATTGGGATACCATCGATCAAGTGCTTAAGACCCGATGTGATGGATCACCCATGCCAACATGGAGGTCCAAAACCTATTCCGGTTTCGTGCGCCTTGTGTGGGAGTTCGACTCGCCGCTTCCTATCGCGCCAGACATCGCGCCCGCTTTCCTGAAGCGATTGTGTGATGCCTTGAAAGCTTCGATGCTTTTAGGTGGCTTTGATAAGACAAGCCTCAAGCCGTCTCAGTACTTTGAGATTGGGACTAATTGGACTAAAATCGGGGATCAAATCCCTATTAACTTTGCCCGAACAATTCTACTTAAAGCCGCAAACGATACGCCGATCAGGACATCGGATACGAATGTTCCGCTTGATGAGATCGCTGCTGAAGTCTTACGTAAATTTCCGAACAGATGGAAGGGTGACTTTGTAGTTGGGGCAAGGGGTCCGCTGTTCTGGATTGACGACGGCATTGACCGTGACGGCTGTCAGGTTAGGGAAGATGGCATGATCTGCTATTCTGATCGTGCAGGAAAGGGCTTTGCATCGTGGCGTGAAATCCTAGGCAAGAAGTTCCTAGACCAGTTTGAGGAGAAGAAGCTCTCCCACCTTATTAACCAATACTGGTTTAATGGTAAGAACTATTACAAACTCCTTGACGGTAGTCCGGTAGCCATTCCAAAAGACCAGCTTATTCTGGAACTACGAAAGGCTGGTTTTTGCCCTAAGATGAAGAAGAACCAGACGATCACCGAGATTGAGCAGGCTATCCTCTCTATCTCAAATGATTGTCGTGTTGAGGAGGTAGCACCCGTTGTGTTCTCAAAGGACCGTGTGGTCTGCTTCAATGGCCGCAAGATCCTGAATAACTGTAGGGCTGTTCCCGTTCAACCTGCGGACAATGGAGACCCAGCCAACTGGCCATGGATTCACCAGTTCGTGATCCCGTTCTTCGCGGATGATGACAACGGAAACTCGACGCTACCTTACTTCCTTGCATGGTATCAGCGGCTCTATCTAGCTATCCTTAACCATCGGCTCGATCAAGGGCAGCTGTTTATTTTATTGGGCCCAACGGGGCACGGCAAGACGCTACTGACCAACAAGATTATTGGTGCATCAGTCGGCGGGTTTAGCGATGCTTCGGATTACTTGTCGGGCAAAACAAACTTCAACCGCGATCTCTGCGGCTCTGCTGCTTGGGTTATCGACGACCAAACTGCGGCGGCAACCTATGCAGACCAGCGTAAATTCGTGGAACTTACGAAGCGTTGCGTAGCCAATCCTAGGCTTGAGTATCACGCTAAGTATGCTGATGCCATCCCGCTGCCGTGGTCCGGTAGGGTTATGATGTCTCTTAACCTCGACGCGAACTCCCTCGCCGCGCTGCCATCATTGGATAGCAGCAACCGCGATAAGATCATTGCGTTGCGTATTAGTGGCGGGCATAAGGTTAAGTTTGGGTCAAACGACTTTGTCGAAAACACAATCACGACAGAACTCCCCTACTTCCTTAAGTGGCTTATTGATTGGAAAGCTCCGCTTGAAGTTAAGGATTCAAGTCGCTTCGGGGTCAAAACATATATCGACTCGTTTATCGAAGCAGCAGCCTATGACAATAGCTCACGTTCAGCTATTGCTGAAATGGTGGAGTTCTTCGCTAAGAAGGTCCGCGAGTATACCGACCGACCAAAATGGCGTGGCACTCTTACTGAGTTTACCGTCGTCCTGCACGAATCAAATGGTGGCCGTAGCGTTGGCAACAGCAACAACCTTGAGTTTGTACGTAGGGGCATGACGGTCCTTGAGGAGGTCAGCAAGCACAACAAAGGTATTCGACCCGTCCGAAGCAGGGGTGACGGTGGCGGTAAAGTATGGGAGATCGATCTGTCTAAGGACTTCGATATCGACAAGGGCGACGACTTCTAAATCGCAATACGCTTCTTCGTCAACTTAAGGGTTGGCGGATATAGCTCCGAGATCGGCAACGTGAACTCATCAGCAAAGGAAAGTTTTCCATCGCTGGGGTCCACGTTGCCTTTTGGCAGGAATACTGCACGCTCAATAAACTCACGGGCGGGCATCCAGCCGATAATAGTAGCCAAAGTCATTTGTTGGTTACACCTAACGAAATAGTAAACATTACATTTGCTACACAGCTTTTCCTTATTGGCCTCGCTACCGTATACACGGGCAACATAATGGGGTTCAGGAACGGCTGCGGCCTTTGTGGTCTTGACATCAATAGTTATTTTGTTGGGCAGCACAATATCATAGGCCGGATTAACAGCACCGACACGCTCCCCGCCAATGATCTCTTGCACAAGGATTTCACCCATCATGCCAATCTCATTGCCTGCTCCTCTTGTAATTGACTTATACAAGACCCCCATTTGTTTAGCCTCAAGACGCGCCTGTTTACGGTTCGCGTCCGAGGGTGTGATGACTTTCATTAGTAAAGCTGGTACAGGCGACTTTGTGATCCGGTCCCATACGGATCAATGTTAAGTCGCGGGATAGCCGCTCCCCTACTGGAATTGGCTTCCTCTTCCATCAAAAGCATACACTGACTCCAGTGGTATTGGGCACGCTCAATGTCAGCGTTGTCCTCCATGAGCCTACCTAAAAGCCCTTGTTTGATTGCGCCAATATTGCCTACGTGCACAATTTGATTGTCATTATACAGGGGCTGGAAAGCCCGCTTGCAGAGTACATGCACTACGGTCTGACCATCGGTAGCCCCATTGATTCGGAATCGACGGTAGCGGGTTACGCCGCTATCCGGCCCGACTGTTGCAATAGTAGTGTCGCCGTCTAAGGCTGTTGTGCGAAGGTCAAAAGATCCGGTCAGGTTGTCATACCTAATGCTCACAATGCCTGTAACGGGTGTACTAAAATTGATACGGTAAGGGGTTGTAAGCAAAGCTCCGGTATAAAACTGGTCACCATCACTGCCAACAACCTCGATTGCGTTGCCGTCGTTTGGTGAGAAAGTATGGGTGATACCGGAGCCGGATGCGGATTCGATATACAAGTTCGCTGTGGCCGCAGCAAAAAGTTGTTTGGTAGGGGTGTAGCCAGCGTCAATCAAACCCCATTGGGTAGTGGCGTTATTGGACAAGTTGCCAATGCCCACAGATTTAAAGTCATGCCACAAAGAACGAACGGGAACAGGAAACCCGTCAACCATTGTATGCAATACGGAATCGGCATCCTCTGGAAGTGTGACGCACCCATCGACTACGGGCAGACTATACTGAACAGTAAGGTCACGGTAAATCCCCATGTTGTAAATACGGGAAAGCACTTGGTTTAGGCTGAACTTAAAGTCACCGTCAGGCTCAACGTATGTGTTGAGCATCGGCGCAAGTTGGCTAAGGGTATAGGCAGGCATTGGTTCTTTTTGTTAGGGTCTTTACTGGGTTACGGGCAACTGGTTAAAACGACTCTCCACCGCACTTTGAAAACTCATGGGCTTTTCTTTTTTGACTACAGAAGCCATCTCCTCCATACGTTTAGCTACTCCAGACTTCGCCTCTTTTGCTTTCCGGTACTCTTCGTTGTCCAAGAACTCGCGAGCGGCCCCTGCAAAATCATTCTTGCGGAGTAATTCCAAAGCGTTGGGCGAACCAGTAATGTCTCCCCTATAGGCCCCAGAAACCAGTTGTGCCTGAAGCTCCGGCGAGAAGCCGCTAAACGCGTCGGACCCAACGAGCTTCTTCGCCAACGCAATCTTCTCAGCAATGGCTTTGGTGGCAAGGTCTTTGGCGGTCGCTTCGTTAATTTCTTTCCCAAAAAAGGGGCTGGCTTTGAGGTCAGCGTCAGTTCCCTTACCAATCAAGGTGCCAATCCCAACCGTCCAGTTTTTATTGGTATCGCGGTAGGGCTTCGATCTAAAGCCTTCGTGCCTACGAATTACCTCAAAAGCTTTATCTGCAAGGCCCTTATTCTCGTAAGCAGGCACGGGCTCTTCCTCATCTGGCTTGAAGCCAAACTGGTCAGCACGCAGTTCTTCTGGAGAGGGGACTCTTTTGGGCTTTACGAGAACAGGATTCACTAAGTTATGTCTTTAATCTTTTACAAGTCAGAATGTACAAGGAGGAAAACAAAGAGTCAAGGGTAAAGGCTTGGGGGTGCGGCGGCAGTTTAAATTAAAGCGAGGCTCCGGTGTTCTCATTCCAAGCGGGAGATCCGTTGGACTTGGCGTAGGGCCACCACTTGGTGACGGTCAGCCTCGGCGACGAGGTCAATACCACGGAGTAGTCAGGAATGGCCACCCTGATGGGTATCAGCAAAGTGCTGGAGGACAAGACGACTTCCGCCGACCCGTTGCTGGCCTCCGATCCAAACATGGAGGTGAAGTCGTACGTGGTATTGAGATTCCTCCAGCTGATTCCGGGGTAAAGCGTAGCTGCCGGATCGAAAGGCGATTCCGCTCCGATAAATGCGACCTGCGGAGAAAAAACAAAATCGGAAATGTCGCCATCATACGAAGTCTCATCATCATAGGATATACTCCCATCCTCCTCCTCAAAATATGAACGCTCCTCTCTCTTTCGATAAGGTCCATAGGCGCTCGGGGCAGACACATTGGAGGAGCCGCTATATTCGGCGTAGTGGTTAGCTCCTACTTGAGTGGGCGGGGAGTATGCTAATGGCTGTAAATACTGAAATGGTTGATCAATATCTACGAGATTAACAACTCCTGTATCCGGCCACATGCAAAACTCGTCCTCCGCGTCATGGTAATCACCAAAAGCCGAAGAATATTCATCTGTATAAACAGGACCACAATGGTGCTTAAGCCACCCTTCGTTTGTTGAGGTTGAAGAGAACGTATGTCCACGACGAATCCTTTGCACCCAGCCGTCTCCACCATACTGCTCTTGTCGGAAGTTGTGGGTCGGTGGCGAGCTCGCGTTGAACATACCGGTATATTTTGTCCTAAATACCTCAGTTTCGTATTCCGCAGTATATCCGCCGCCAGAGATTATCGTGTTTCTCACTCGATAGAAAATCTCCGCGATCTGGTCGAGGGTTGCAGGGACCGGATACGCCGTGCCGGGTCCGCAGGCGACCTTGCCCGTGGATGGAGTTCCAGTCGTCAGCTCTCCCTTCCGGTAGGTGACGTGGCTGTCAATGGTGTTGACCTGAATTGCCACTACAGTGACGAGCCTCCGGTTGTTTCCGGCCACAGGCAGAAGCTGCCGTTGATGATGCGGCGGATCAAAGAAAGGTTGCCCGTCCGGCGTTGGGTGAATGTATAAGTATCGGGGCCACCCTCTGGATCAGGAACCGTCATCACCTCTCCAAGCAGGACATTTGAATACTCAACGTACTCATCAGCGGCATCCCTATTAGTTGGGTCTTTTGTGGAGGCTGATGCCTCGGTTTTGAACTCGACCAACCCGCCCCCTGCGTTTTGCTTTATAACGGCGTAGGCGTAATTGCCCGTACCTGATGTTGCTTGTACATCTACGTTGGTTCCAAGCGGATACTCGTAGCTGCCTTTGCCAATGGTGAGAACCCCTGTGTCGGAGTTGTAGCTACCGGCAAAGGGATAGATCCCGATCCCTTCTGCCGGAAGATCACAGTCGGTAGACACAATAGCAGTCGCATCGGGAGTGCTAGTTGTGGTAAACTTCTTTGTAGACGTTGAGATTAGGGGCGGTTGGTCCGAGTAAAAACCTGAGTCTCTAGGCCTACGCATCGACCTAAGTGTGTCCTGTATAAAGGAATCCATGTTTACATCATCAGACATAATAAAAATTAAGAGGAAAATTGACTCGCGTCAATAATTGTTGCGGAACATTTTATCCACCCCCACTTGAAAGGCTCGGCTGAGGAACTAACTAAGTAGCTCCCTGTTCTGGGTATGTCTGAGGGGGACGTAGCGGGGAGGGATAGTGGCGACACATAGACAGGTGCGGAGGCGGCATAGGACGAGATGACGGGGTCCACCTCGCCAAACTCGTCCCCTTCAAGCCGTGCTCTAGCCTGCGATGTTGCTGTTATGGTTGTTTGTTCGTTGCCGTTACCAACAGAAATAGGTCCGTGGATTGTTGGGGCTAAATTGGTTACATCAATAGAGCGGTTAACTGTATGTGACCCCCCTTCGGATGATCCTTGAGAAATGACTCTCCCCTTACTATTTTTTGATATCGCTGCCTCTACCTTCGCGTTTGAAACGGCTGATATAGACGCACCGTTCGCGACGATAGTGTGGGACTTCGGCTTGAAAGTAGGCCAACGAAGAACAGTACTACCTGTCAGCGTTTGTATTCTTGATATTAGGGAAGCTTCACTTACGGATTGTCCCTCCGAATTTAAATAGAAAAAATGCACTGTGGCTGGTATATCGTTACCGAAAACAACCTCAGTTTCAATACTAACTATAGGTTGGGCTGATTTGTCCGCTTTACCATCCATTCCAGATGAAGCAGATATTTTATACTCGCTAGCATTATCAGGATTGTCCCCGCGACCAACCGACTCCCCCTCGCCTATGCTTTCGTCAACAACCCACAACACACTAATAGATTTAAGTACTGCGGGCAGTTTTAAATCAATCCTTGTTGGGACCGAGATATGATACCCCTCAAGAGCATCTAATGGGGCCTCTTCAACGATCTTCAAGGATCGATCCTCATTTATTGGTTTATACGAGGTGTTGGGCTCAGAGAAGTCTGATGGCGGCGGGACCATTTGCCGCGTGTTTACTACCTGTGCGTTCAACACAAAATCGAATTCAGAGCCCGTAAGCACAGGCCACGACTCGACCTCGACTGTTTCTTTGGTGAAGCTTCCGTCGCCTAAAGGAGTAACCGTGGACTGAACTACATTGACGCCAGTGTCAACGTCCATTTGGTTTTCAGAATACGTTTCAACTACGTCTGCTGGCGGGCCCCCTTCTACATACGCACGCCTCCCAGTAAAAGAGATATCACCTTCTGGCTTCGCTCTGGATATGGTCTTTACAAACTTGATATCGGGGTTAATCTGCTCTTCTGATACGGAAAGCTGTGTGTCCGTTAGGGTGGGTTGTTCAGCAAGGCCCTCAACAATCTGCTCAGTGGTTATTTGAGGAATATTAATTTGAAATTTCTCCGGCACGACATCGCTTTTTGTGGTCGTGTAAGATATTTTGTATTCCAAAAAAGCCGTCTCAATATAGGTGTGGACCTCTGCGACAAAAAGCGTGTTTAATTCCTGCTCAGGTATCGGTTGCTGTTGCCTGTCGAAAAATACGTATTCGACCCCATCAAACTTACCCTCTGGGGTGTCGGGCATGGCGGTCCCAAACGGAATATCCAAAGGTTGGAAACCCTCGCGCAACGTCACGTATGTGCGTTGGACGACTCGAAACTCGCGGCCCCCTACGTTACCGACGACGTTACGATAACCGGAAGAGAAGTTGTAGAGGTCTTGGTTCTCGCGCTCCGCTGCATAGAAGAACTCAAAAATCTCATTACGCTCGATATCTACGGGCTTGATGAAAACTAACTTGTGGTGGGGCCACTTATTAGCATTAGGGTGCGGGGTTCCGTATTCAGGAAACTCGCTACGGTTGCAGTCCCGAACTTCACTGAACAGAACATCCGCGATAAGCGGGGTCGGAAAGATCTTCCGGTCCTGCCGGAACGGTGCTTGAGGTAATTGGGAGATTGCCATAGTTTTATATAAAGGCTATGTATGAGAAAAGTTTGGCGTCTAAAGCCGTTCCCGCATCTGCATAAGGAATAAAACTGCCCGCGCTACAAAGTGCGCCAAATGTGCGGGGTAGTATAGTTGCCGTGCCGCGTTGTTGGATAATTACATTAGAGGCGGAAGTCAACCCCGACACGGTAATAGTTGGCCCAGTAGTTACATTTCCAACCCATGCGAATTGACCAGAAGTCCTGCTGTCTTGGAACATCTGGGGCTGGACATAAATGCTTCCCGAAGCTACATCTGAAACCACAACAGTACCCACACGCACAACGCCCGCAGGGAATACTGGTTTAGTAGTCGTTAAAGCTCCTGTTGTTCCAAGATATACGGGTGTTCCTGCCACACCCAATCCAGACGTATCAAGGCCCCTTACAAGACCTTTGGTAGTAATATAACCTTGACCTGCGCTAGATATATCCTGAGTAGCTACGCCTAAAACTTTATCGGAAGTAACGTCGGCGTTTGTGGCTCGCATTACTGCTGGAAGAGTCCCGTCAGATCCGTAAATATAAACAACCGTTCCATTAGTAATTGTTGTAGTTTCAGAATTATGGCAATATAGATTAGACTCTTGCCCAATTTGAAGAGTTACATCGCCAGCAAGTTTAAGATCTAAAGTATTATCAATTTGATTCCAACGTAGTTTGCCGGCCGTTAATGCGCCTGTTCCCGACGCGGGGGTTGTATCAAAAGTAAGAGTGTCTATTTCAGCAGGAACTCCGGTAGTGGTTCCGGTTCCACCGTTTGCGACGGGCAGAGTTCCAGTGACGCCAGTAGTTAGAGGCAAACCAGTGCAGCTAGTAAGCGTGCCAGAAGTAGGTGTGCCCAAGATAGGTGTGACTAAAGTTGGAGAAGTAGCTAATGCATTAGCACCACTTCCAGTCGAAGTCGTTACACCAGTACCACCATTAGCTACAGGCAAAGTGCCTGAAACATCCGTCGTAAGGACGACTGCCCCATATGAGGGAGCTGTTGAAATTCCGGTTGAGCGGAGCACAGTATTAGCCGCCCCACTGGCGAGTTTTGATAGGGTCGTAGAGCCGCTCGCATACAGAATATCTCCGACAGCATATGAAGTCTGTCCGGTACCGCCACTAGAGGCCGTTACGGAGTTTTGTGTGGCAAGAGTACCCAAACCCAAAGCTGCTCTGGCGGTGGAGGCATCTGCCTGTCTCAGGAATCCTGTGCCAGATTCTAGCATAAAGGAAGAGGAGCCAATCTCTGTGGCGTCTCCGGAACTCGTAGTGGGTTTTCCAAGAAGCGTGTAGCCGGATACAGGTTGCATCTTCGCGAACGTGACAACGTCATTCGCAATCGTAGTAACCCCAACACTAGAAACAGTAACGTCACCGGTAACCGCAACGGACGTGGGGACGCTGCCGCTGCTACCGACGAGGATGTTACCGCTCGACATAGAGGCGAGCTTTGAGTGAGCAATAGCGGCGGATGCGTTGACATCTGCATTTACGATAGCCCCAGACGCGATAGCCGTAACTCCGGCATTGGAGATGGTGATGTCACCAGTAACCGCAACGGACGCGGCAGCATTAGAGCCATTGCCAACAAGGATGTTTCCGCTGGTAAGAGGGGCCAGCTTACTAAACGCAAGTGCTGCGATAGAAGTAACTCCGGTATTGGAGAGGGCAACATCACCAGTAACCGCAACGGACGCGGCAGCATTAGAGCCATTGCCAACAAGGATGTTTCCGTTGGTCAGAGGTGCCAGCTTACTAAACGCAATTGCCGCGTCAGTCGCGACGGAAGCGTTTGTAACGGAAAGAGATGCCGGAGTGCTGACTCCAGCATCGGAAATAGTAAGGGTGTAAGTGTCGGATGGCATAATGATTAAGCGTCGTTGGTAGTTTGTTCGCGTGCAACAAGCGATCCGTAAAGAAGCCTAGTGCGAGAGCCACTAAGATTCATGAATATGTCCCACTCGTAGAGGCCTCTGCCAGCCCGCAAAGTCTTGGTTTGGGCTTTGGTAATTGAAATGAGAACTTGACCGTTAGTGGCAGAGCCAGTAATAGTGGGTGTGAGATCAAGTGCTTCTTTTTTCGAAGCAACCTCACGGACATCAGCATAAAACACTGCGCCAGTAATATTGACGGCAGTGCCCGCTTGATTCTTAATAGTCAGAACGAAGCTGTAATCCGCTGCACGGTCAAGGGTAATGTCGTAATTGGCTGCGAGCATTGGTGGACTTTACAGGATTAATGATACAGGGTCAAGGTTAAGCCCACCAGATATTGGGGACATCATCAGAGATCGGTCTTTGGACTTGGACGGGATTGCCGTCTTCATCGTCAACTGTCCAAGTTGAAGCCCAGTAGATGAATTGCTCGCCACCTTCAGGAATCGGAATGCCGACGAGATCGCGGAATAACACCCACCATGTTCCGGCATATTCGCCAACCACACACAGCGCGTGTTCATGGGACGCAAGATTCGACTGCACCCCACCGTTCTCGTCTAGCGAGGAAAAGCCATTGGCGATGCCAAATTGCTCTGCGATTGCTTTCGATGGGAAATTTAGAATGTAGTCGGTCATGTTGTAAGTGTTTGAAGTTTTGCGTTAGACAGGCGTTTTCTGTAGTATCTCAGCGACGAGACGCACCCGCACATGGTGTTCCCTGCTTGATCCGCACCTATCCTCATACGATCAACCGTTGGGATGGTCCCTGCGCCGTCAGTCCCAACCGTTCCGCCGTTAATCACAGATGCAAAGTCGTTTATCTTATATGCACCCGCAAGCTTGAAAGCCGTGTTAGCAACCACCGCCCCAGAGTCGATGGCTACTAAATCGCTTCCCCCATCCGTAACCCTAAAAAATGGGTCAGTTCCCTCCGTTCTAAGCCGGACCATTTCATTGGCCGTGTTGTCGTCCAATGAAAGAATACTCCTGTTCCCAATAGCCGGGGTAAAGGCATTCACAAGCATTGATCCCTCGGTTTGGTTATACATCCCAGTGAAGTCAGCACTAGTAATGCTGCAAACATCCGCACTGCGGGTCACACTGGAAAAACTTAGGGTTGCAATCCAGCTAGTTGCAAATGCGCCTGCCTCTAGTTGTGCGTTTGTTACTGATCCGGTTACTGTCAATATAAGGCTTCCCGCCGTTGGAGTGAACGTAAGCGTCGTGCGTGTCGGGTATGCTCCAGTTCCTGTAACAGTTGCTACATGGACACCGGATAAAACAATTGTCCCCGTCCCATAAAAGCTCAACGTATATGGAACAGCCGTAACCGTGCGCGTTTGTGTAGCGGGAGCGGCGCTAGACCTTATGTCGTTGGTCCGTTGCTCTTCAATGAGTAAGCCTTTGCAAACCAGCGTGGTGGGATCGTGGTCAAAACGAGATTGGTTGGCAATGGCGGTTTGAATTAGACCGTTGCTCCCAATAAACGTAGCCACCGAAGCACG